CAGCCCGTGGCTTAGAGCAGGGTGGTATTCAGTTGACAGGTGCGTTCGCTGAGGATTTGGCTCGACGAGGGATTACTGAACAGCAGGCTCGCGCAGGGTTCGCTGAAGTCGGTGCTTTAGGCGAACTACGACAGACTTTCGCGGGTGAGACTGCACTATCCGGTGAACAACTGGCAGGTGCGGCGTTCGGGATTGATGTCGCCGCGCAACAAGAGTTGGAGCGTAAACGTCGCCTTCGTACCGGTGAGTTCGCTGGTGGCGGATCATTTGCTCGGACAACTGGTGAAACATCAGGCTCTATTTCTACTTCGGTGGGTAAAGCGCAATAGCATACTTGACACTGTCAAGTGAAGTGTGTGTATACTGTTAATGTTCGGTTACGGACACCATTGGAAAGCCCCCGATTTCAATGTGCAAAAGGGGTGAGACTTGCAGCCATTCGGTAACCTCCAGCCGAGTGTGGGCAGAAGGAGTGGGTCATGTCAGATGCAAACTACGAGTTTGAGGATGATGCAGTACAAGACCAGCAGCAATCGAAGGACCCTTTGCGGGCGCACAGCCGTAAACTAGAAGCCGAGAATAAGGCTTTGAAAGAAAAGCTGGCACAAGCAGAGACATCCCAACGAGAACTTAACTTCGTGAAAGCGGGCATGGACCCGAACGATCCGAAGTACAAGTATTTCGTTAAGGGATATGACGGTGAATTAACACCTGAGGCCATTCGACAAGCAGCAGAAGAAGCAAGTCTCATACCGAGTCAGAACAAGGAAGTGGTTGCTGAACAGCAGTCATGGAATCGTGTGGCACAGGCAGCGCGAGCTGGCGAGACTAGCGAACCTCCTGTTGATTACGCTCAACGTCTTAACAATGCCAAATCCGCGGATGAAGTGATGCAACTACTAGCCCAGGCGCGAGCCGAGTTAAACAAGTACTAATCACTCCCCTTAGGATTCACATTCTTTGGGGCTACCCCCTAAGGAAATAAAGACATGGCAATTACACAGGCCAGTTCAGTTTCTGTAGATCAGGCAGCGTATGATCGTTTGGCGTATTTCGCCCTACGTTCAGAAATGTTGTTCGATCAGGCAGCTGACGTTCAAGCAACCAACCAGGCTATGCCAGGTTCATCTGTAATCTTCACGATTTTCAGCGAACTTGCAGCAGCAACCTCAACCCTCAGCGAAACCGCTGACCTCACCCCTGCAACAATGGGTGACAGTCAGGTAACGGTTACTTTGGCTGAATACGGCAACACGATTGCCACTACCGCAAAACTCCGTGGAACAGCGTTCTTGGACGTTGATGCAGCAGCAGCGAACCTTATCGGTTACAACGCTGGTGACTCAATGGACCAGGTTGTTCGTGAAGTTCTTGCTGGTGGAACCAACGTTGCCTACGGTGGCGGTGGATCATCTGATCCTTCAAGCCGTGTAACTGTTGCAGCCGAGGACATCATTGAAGCCAACGACATCCGTAAGCAGACTGCTGCTTTGCGTGCTGCAAACGTTGCAACTTTCAATGGTTACTACATGGGTTACATTCACCCAGACGTTTCCTACGACCTTCGCCGTGAAACCGGTGCAGCATCGTGGAACGCTCCTCACGTAGCAGTTGACACAGCAAACATCTACAACGGCGAAATCGGAACCTTTGAATCAGTACGATTCATTGAAACCCCTCGCGCAAAGGTGTTCACTGACGCATCAAACGGAACCAGCACAACTGGAACGATTGACGTGTATTGCACACACATCATGGGTCGTCAGGCTTTGGCTAAGGCTTACAGCCAGATTGACGGAAATGGTGTTGTACCGAAGGTCGTTCGCGGCCCTGTGGTTGACTCGCTCATGCGTTTCAATCCAATCGGTTGGTACTGGCTCGGTGGCTACGGCCGCTTCCGCGAAGCTTCGTTGCGTCGCATTGAGTCGTCATCCAGCATCGGTGTTAACGCTTAATTGAGTTAACCCTCCCACAAGATGTGGGGTAGCCGAGTCCCCTCGCTCGGTTGCCCCACTTTTTGTATTTGGTATAGTCTTTTCAACGAAAGGTTTGTATGTCGATTTCTAATTACGCAGAATTGAAGATTCTTGAGCACACGACAGGCAAGACTGCTTGGACTATTCCTACGAACGTGTATGTGAAGTTGCACACCGGTGATGCTGGTGAGGCTGGTACTTCTTCGGCTGCTACTGAAACAACTCGTAAGGTTGCTGCGTGGGCTACTGCGTCGTCTGGTTCGATAGCGACTTCTGCGACTTTGGAGTGGACGAACGTGGCTGCTACTGAAACTTATTCGCATTGGTCTTTGTGGGATGATGTGTCTGCGGGTAACTGTTTGTGGACTGGCGCGTTGTCGTCGTCTGCTGCTGTTACGGCTGGCGATACTTTTCAGATCACTACTCTCACGCTGTCGCTCGACTAGCCGTTAGGGGATAACCCCTCATGGCGATTACAGCAGTCACAGGATTCACAGAATCTTTTACTGACACACACCCGTACTATCGGGGTTTATATTTTAAGACAACTGCCCGTACTGCTACGGGTTCAGGTAACGGTTCTGCTTCTGTAGCGCACACCAACTATGAGCAACGTTTAGGTCAGTTAACTGACTTCAGTTTCCCTTACCGTTTTGGTGGACGGTTTTATCTTGGTGTTCGTGCGGTCATTGTTGTTACTGCTACGGCATCAGGTTTAGGTACTGCTTCTTCTTCGGCGCAGGTGTTGCGTCAACGGCAGGGTACGGGTAGTGGTACTGGTTCTGCGACTGCGGTTCGGGTTGTTGTTGTTTTGCGTTCTGCTACGGGTTCGGGTGTTGGCACGATGGATTCCACGGGGTTGCATATTGCTCCTCGTACAGCGTCAGGTAGCGGTGTTGGCTCTCAGAGTGCTACTGGCAAGGTTACGCCTGTTAGAACGGCTGTGGGTAGCGGATCAGGGGATTCTGTTACCACGTTCATTCGCGTCCCGTTGCGTACTGCCACAGGTTCAGGCACAGGTTCAGGCACAGGTGTTGATCTTGTTGTCAATATCCGTACCGCTACAGGTTCCGGTGCAGGCACATCAGTCTCTTTGGGTGGTGTCTTGTACTTCCGTTCTGCGACAGGATCAGGTGCAGGAACATCTACCGCTAATTGGGTTAAGTCCCATATCTTCCGTGTCCCGTACACCTACAACTATCCAGGTGCTACTTACCGTGATGAGGGTGCAGCGAACCGTTTGCAAAGATACAACCGCACCAATGTCCGTGTACGCAACCTTTATGAACTGACTGACGGAAGCTACACAACAGTCGATCAACGCGATCAAGGTCAGGTAGCAAAACTATGGTTGGGTGGCCATGACCACTATTTAACTGACGCAGAAGTTGTAGAGTTAACCGCAGCAGGATTCGGAGCAAGCATCACCTAATGGCTATCTTTCGCACACCAACAGACAACTTTTCTCGTAAGACACTTTCTGAGATGTTCATTAAAGGGATTGTGTTATCACAAGAGCAGCGTTTAGCAAATCGTTTAGCGTCCCATGTTGCCCCAACTGCTAGAGGCAGAAACGTGTACCTGTTGAACACGGGCGCATACACCGAGAACCAGCCTGGTGATATGACGACAGTTGCAAAGGTTTATTACGGTGGGCATGAGAACGAAGTGGATGAGGCTGAGGTAGCATCGCTGACAGCAGCAGGATATGGGAGTTATATCAGTGGTTAAACATCAAGAAACGCACCCCAACCTAGATGTTGAGGGATGCTTTGGTTGCAAGATTGCGTACGTTGGTATTGGTGCGGATGCTATGCCGTCGCGTGGTGGTAAAGCCCGTGTTGCAACAATCAACGATAAGGACCGTGTGCTAGACAAGGACCTAGACGCATATCAGCGTTTACGTCGTAACGGGGTTCAGCCTCGCAAGATTGACGGTGCAGCCAAAGTTGAGAAACGAGCAGAAGAAAAATGGCAAGTCGAAACGGGGATACTCCCCAATACTTAAGCCTTGTCGGGGTGAACCTGCCTCATGTGGGGTACGGGAAAATGGTGTCTGGTTTGCGGGATGCGCTGTCAACCAAAGTTGAGTTGTGTGATGACGCTGAACGGGTGGTGTTTGCGTTAAGACCAAACCTTGTTAAAGGTTGGATGCAAGGGCAGAAACCTGCGTTGCTGACATGTGGGAAACGAACTGGTTGCCCCCACAGTTCTCCGAATATCTGCATCTGTTTGACACGGTGGTTGTCCCCTCGTTGCATAATTGGGAGTTGTTCTCACAGTTCCATGACAACGTGCGTGTTATCCCTTTAGCGGTTGATCGTGAGGTTTGGTATCCGA